GTTTCCCAGTCACGATCCCTGGAGATAATTTACCTACGTTTGCCATTAGAGCATCCCAAGTTGTTTCATAAAGGCTGCTTGTTTTTTCTCGTCAAGAATATTCTTGTCGAAAGCAAAACCTTCTTCGCCTGAACGGTTAGCAACAAATGGATTCAAATTAAGTTGCATGTCGGTAATACGTGCGCCCATTGAAGAAAGATCAGTGGTTGCACTGGTATTGAATCCAGGTGTCTGCGTTAGGTTAGCTGTATCGTAAATACTATCTGCTAATGCAGGAGAAGCAGGTGTAGCGACTGAAGGGCTTAGCATCTGACTAACGGCTTCTGCTGCCATATCCATTGCTTGGATACGAGCTTCCTCATCACGAGGCATTGGAGCGGGTTGACGCTGTAAACCTTCCATCAAAGGATTAGGAGTAGTCCTGGAAGTTGGATCACCAAACTTTGCAGCGTGAATTGCCAGGCCTAACTGTTCTACTTTTTCGCGATCTTCAGGAAGACCAGATTTATTGGCTTGTTCGCGTGCTTTACGGTATAACTCCGTCTGCTGAAAGTAAGGATCAGCAGCTGCCTGTTGCTGGAGCCTAGAAGCCTCTGATTGGTATGCCCGCTCCTGTAGGGGTGTCAATGCAGGCAACTCGTCTTTGGCGGGCTGTAAGGGGGTTCCAGTGGTTAATCCTGGATCAGGGCCATCCATGTCCATGCTGCGAACAGGGCCTTGTACTTGTTGCATATAAAGGCGACGTGCTTCTAAAGGATCTAATTGAAGATTGCCGCGTTCAAATTCACCAGTCAAACTCCCTGCACCTTTGCCGCGTTCATTAGCAAGATCTGCACCTGCAAGAACGCCAAATGTTGTGCCAGCAGGTCCAAGCATTGAGCCGATTGCTCCACCTTGCACGGCGCCACGAATTTCACTCGGGACACCACCAGGGATTAAACGATCTCCCAACATTAGGGCGCCTTCAGCTGCAAGTGCAGGAAGACTTCCTTTAATTAAATTACCAAAATTAAGTAGACCTTTAGGTGTAGGAACTGCACTAGTACCGCGAGGACCAACAATTGGATTGGCAGGATTAAAAGGACGACCCACAGGTACAGAATTAGCCGGAGGTGGGATTCTTGGTACGGCGCTACCTACACTTTGTTTAACTTGAACTGCTCCTGCTGTACCAGGATTAATGCCGCGTGCAAATAATTCTTGAAGAAACTCCATATCACCTCCAGGTAAGATTTAGATAAAGACGTGTGCCGACAGCAACGTCAGCTGGACCAGGTAAAGCCTGGATAAATTCAGCACCAGACCGATCAAATCGATAACGTGCCTGGACGGGATCTTTATAGTTAGGAACGTAAAGAATTTGAGCTAAACGTCCTGTTTCGTATAAGTATATTTCATCCCATACTTTTAACGCTTCTTTGGCGTTGCTGGAAGAAATAGTACGATCGACATCGCCAGCGATGCTTTCAAAGCGAGTATTGGGATTGGAGGCAACTTCAGTCTTTTTTTCAGCGGTATCACAGCGTCCAATTTGAATAGATATTTTGTTGTAGAAGTATGAATCCGGTACGGTATTCATAGCTTCCTCTAAACGGGCGTAATCACCCGCAGGAACACTTACGGTGAAATAACCGAGGTGATACCTAATCCTGCTTTTGTCAAACTCGGAAAGTTGCACTTTATCCTCCCTATAGACCCATTATACGTGGGTCTATTTTTAATAAATAACCCCTGTTTCCAGGGGTTTTATTTCAAACTCGGATTAGATCTGCTGCGATAACAGCTTCCCAATCAACGCGTTTAATAGCCTTCAGCTGTTCTAGGTTGTTAAATCTTTCACCACTTAACGACATCTGAAGATCTTTTATTTCCTTCGCAGTTTTTAATCCAATTCCTTTGATGTGATCTGCAATCATTTGTGCCGTAGCACCATTGATATTCAATCTTGTATCAGGTGGGAAGTGCCGGGGCTCTTCTTTCTTGGCTTTATCTTTTACTTGCAAAGCTTTAACTTTTTTAGTCGCTGCTTCGTCAGTAGCGATTTCAGTTTTGTAAACAGTAAAAACGCGACCGTCCTGATCTTCGACCATGAACCAGTCGCCGTTATCCCATTCACTAATTATTTTGACTCGGGCGCCAGTCTTTTGATGCTGGTATAAAGTAGACATAAAGGACCAAGAATATTTTCCTGGTCCTAGTTTACATTAATCAGCTAACTGTGCGACCAGTTAAATAACCTTCGATGTCTTCGTAACCAGGTGCTTCATCAGGTTGGATGTAGCAAATTTCGGTCACGAGGTAACCAACACGTCCTGCAGCAGAATCGCCAGAGGAAATGTACCAGCCACCGGTAGCTCCGGTAACAGTTGCGGTTGTAGCAGTCTTCGAGAAGACCTTAAAGGTGGTAGCTGCAGTCAGTTTTTTATAGACGTTGCCAGCACCAACGCCGGGAGCGCCTGTAGCAGTGATAAAAGGTACAGTGCTGTATGCGGCAGTACCACCAGCAATGTACTGTTCGTCATTTGAGTCAGCAGTTCCATCCACACCACTCAGGTTTGCCTGAATGACACCTTCAGCATCAGCAGAAGCGGATGTAGGTTGGCTGCCATTTAAGCGGCCAAAAGAAATTACGTGACCACTGTGTGCGTACACACCAGAGGCAACACGGCCATCACCCCAGCCAGAAGCAACCGAAATAGTGGCACGGTAGCCGTAGGCGGGAAGAGTAGAAGAACCAGAGACGACCATACCGGTGATATCGGTACGGGTGTCATCATTGCGGTAAGGAGAAGGCACAATCACAGATGCCTCTTTCACAGGACCATCACCAGAAGTATTGGTGATGGCCACATAACCGCGCTGCTGGAAATAACGGTAACCAGGGGTAGCGAGCACGGAGGTAGGACCACCGTTAGAAGCGTTGTTAGTGCCGTCATCATTGCTATCAATGTTGCGGTACCAACCGTTCAGAGGCTCTGCCCAGTTACCGGGGTAGATTTTCTTAGCGGACAAGTAAGTCATTTATCTCTCCAGAAATAAGTTTATTTTTTATCTAAATCAGACCACACCGTCATCAGAGACGAAGCTGAATGCATTGGTCACGAAGTCCTTGTTCAGGATCTCGAAACCAGCATACAGTTGCCAGATGAGGATGATGAAACGGCTGAAGTCATCGTTGTTGTTAATAAGCACCTGAGCGTTAGGACCGCCGATGCCAACACCGATGGACTGAGGACCGAAGAAGAAACCTTGAGCAATTTCCTCCGAATTGTAGTTAGAACCGTCGTCGAAGGAAGCGCTGATGTTCTTGGTGGGGAAGTTGGTGGACTCGTAGAACTTCACACCTTCGAACTGAACACCAGTCGGCATCACAGGCTCACCAGCCAGGAAGTAGGCCTGACCAGCCTGGGGACCCATGTAGAAGCTGGTGTTGTTAGGCATCATGGGATTACCCATGTACATGCCTTGACCAGGAACACCTGCGTAACGAGCAATCTCGCGGAAGTCAGGATCACGACGCAGATGCATCATGAAGGTGGGATCGCAGATGCAACGATACAGACCATCAGCGAAGGTAGGAACGTTGCGCTTACGCAGATCCTTAACGACATTCAGAAGGTCGGTACGAACAGAGAACTGCTGAACCTGTGCGGTATACTCAGCACTGGTGTAGGAGATCTGGCCAGAAGAATTCTTTTCCTTGCCAGCGGGGAAGTAGTAGCCACCCTGGGAAGAAGAAGCAGCACCTTGAGCTTCGGCTTTAGCGAGTTCGTCGATGAACACGCGGTCGCGCCAACGACGATAGTCATCGAGCAGGGTCAAAGAACCGATGCTCTGGTGGAACATATTCAGGTTGCCGGTGTCAAGCAGCAGGCGCTGAGCGGTAACCAGGGTTTCACGAGCAATCTTAAAGGTCGAAGGCTGAGTGGGATCACCCGGATCTGCAGGACCGGTGTACTCCTTAAGCACCACCAGGACTTTCTCCTTGGTGATATTGCGGCTGTTGGCGGTACCAATGGTCTGGTCGGACACACGCTCACGAGCATCCTTAGTGCCAGGGGAACCCCAGAACTTGTAGCGATCTAACTGAACGGTCTGACCGGGTTGACGAGTGAAGTCATGGACCACCACGGGCTCAGTTGCCATTTCGGCAATGTAAGCAGGGTGGGGACGGTACAGCTCTGCCCCAAGAATCTTGGGGAAATCATTATCAATAAACACTTTGGTTTATCCTCCAGTGTTGTCGAATTTCTTATTTGGTGAAAGATTTAGACATCATCAAAATGTCTTATCTGAATAAATTTTAGCAGCCGCTAACTTATTGTTAACGGCGAACTAAAATCACTCCATCACAAACAATTTGTTTGCAACGGTTTGAGGCTGAGCGTTGTTAAGAAGACGCCATGCCTCGGCAGGGTTGGAATCCATTTGGTTGCTAAAGCTGCCCCAGAAGTCGCCGGGCTGTTGAGGTGCTTCGGCAGTCGGGGGAGCAGGCATTTGCATGCCAGGAGTCATACCCTGGTAACCCGCTATGATCGTGACTGGGAAACAAATTGTTTGTGAAGGAGTGATTTTAGT